TGATACCTCTGGGATACCGTCTCAGAACCACTTGAAAGCCTCTACGTTGCCTTGTTATGTGGCATAAAAGCCTTTATTAGAGTCAGATACAAGGAATTTACTAAAAACTATACACACAGGTAGGCTGTCGTGGGGGAATGGCCGTAGTTTTTTATGGTGGGTTAAGTTGTTGATAATAAAAGATTTATTAATTCTTTCATTTTTATAAACTACTAAATATAATAAAATCATATATTTACAGACAATACTTAAACCTCCTCTTTTAGCTATAACTCCTTTATTATCTATAATTTATAACTTACTGATCGGCGGACATTTTAAATCCAATAGACTCAATAACTTAGCTCTTACTCAAAATAACGGACTCTCATCTAATCTCAGGTCGTAGGGTGCTTTTAAGTCCTTTGTTTTCAGTACCATAGGCACCACATACCTGCATACGTCAATAGGGTATGGGGATACTTTTCTGCGATCGGCCTGTAAGCCTATGATTCTAAAGCAAATAGAGTTCTTGACAGGGTATCCTATAGGCTATAGATAGGTACTATGGCAGTAGTGTACCGATATCGGATTCCTAACCTTTTTGCTGGCTTGCGAGCCTCAAAAGTAGGCTATTCGATATTTAATAAATTCCCAAAAGAGCAAATTAAATTGGGACTGATTATTCCTTCCTTTGGGAGTAATGAGCAAAAGAATAAATTCTTTTTAGAATTGTTTTATTCTTTTAGTCTGTTATTTGCTCTTTTGGGAAACTTTTTAAGCCTTGCGGCTTTTGAAAAGAGAAATTAACTATGTCCGAAACTAACAACGAATCTTTTGAACATCGGATTCATTGTTTGTTTTGTAAGACTCTCTTACATTCATGCAATGATGAAGACTGCAAAGAAATAAAAAGACCTAAAAATCCGCCAGAAACAAAAGAATTCGTCAATGGTTCTATCAGCCTGCTAAATGATGGAGTATGTACTTCTGAAATTTGTTTAATAAAATTTCAGGCTCACACTTGGCAATTAGCTTTCGAGAAATGTAAAGAAAATTTAGAAGAATCAAAAAGAATAAATTCAACTTTCCGAATCTTTGGAATGTCTTTTGATTCTTTACTAGATTTATTTAAGAATGGAAAAATAGATCTAGATATTACTCCGCGCGAGTATTTAAATTCCCGTACATTAGGCTGGGAGAAACTTGGCGAAACAGCAGAAGGAATAGAAACACTTCAAATTGTTAATCAGTTACATGAATTAGCAATGCGAAGAACTTCTGAGATAATCCTTAAATCTGGATCTAAACTCCAGATTAAAAAACAAGTCTCTGAAACATCAAAGAAGAAAATTCTAAACAAAGAATCTGAAAATAAATCGGGTTCTATCTCAAAGCCTAAAATTTCAAAGTATGACAAGATGGTAAATAGTCATATGTCGAAATACGGTATTCAAAAAGATGAAGCAAAAAGTTTTCTCGCTAAAATGGGAATAACTCCCGAATCTATGGAAGGATAATTCTTCGAGTTAAAAAATTATGTTGCTCAAAACAGAATGTCCTAAATGTGGTGCAACAGCCAAAGAAAAGAATTCCATCACATTAGGCAAAAATATAATAAAAACCTATTTCTGTGGGCATATCGAAACTGTTCCTTTAATTTCAGGGAATGGATCAAATATTAAGCCTCAAGTTCAGGAAGAAATTAAAGTTCCTGAACCTACTCAAAAAGAACTATACGAAAATTTAGATCGCTGGGTTTCAGAAGGCGGCTCTATTAAAATTTCGGACAAAGAATTACAAGAAATTGAAGATTTTATGTCCTATCATAATCTCTCATTATCTAAAAGAGCGAGGGATTATCAAGTAGCTGGAGTAAAATTTGCAGAAGCAGGAAATTGTCGTGTTTTATTTGCTGATGAAATGGGAGTAGGCAAAACAATTGAAGCCTTAGTTACTCTCAAGCGAAATAAGAAATACCTCTTTCCTTTTCTTGCTTTAGTTCCTTCTTCAACTACAGTTCAATGGATGTATCAGTATCATGATTGGATTAGTGATAAAGCTTTTGATATTCTTCCAATCTTTGATCGGAATTTAATTTATCCCGGAGCGAATGGTTATCTTATGTCTCGGGATTTATTAAGCCGAAAAGGGATTCTCGACAAAGTAAATAAGCTGGGAATTAAATTACTGATTGTTGATGAATGCCATGCTTTCAAAGATATGTCTTCTCAAAGAACGAAAGCTTTAATTCAATGCATTCAGGATAACGATATAAAGTATTTAATCTTTCTTTCAGGTACTCCAATAAAAAATAGTGCGGATGAGTATTACCCAATCCTTAATTTACTTGACCCGGCTCGTTTTTATTCTAGGGATTCTTTTAGAAGAGAATTCCTGATTCAAGAGACTGATGGAAGAGGCAAACCGATTCCTAAATGGACAAAAATTAAACCTTCAAAGCAAGCTCTGTTCCAAGAAATTACAAGCAGATATATTATCCGAAGAACAAAAGAAGAAGTTCTTCCTGAATTGCCTAAATTAACAAGAGATTGGCAATTTATCGAAATCACAGATCCTGCTTTGCGGAATTCCTATAATGAGACTCTTACTCTTATGGGAAATTTCATGAAGAATACAGCCAAAATAAATACTTCTCAAATTTTAGGTTGGCTAGCTAAATTACGAAGTATTACAGGAATGGCTAAATGTCCGAATGTAGTAGAATGGGTTGAGGATTTTCTTGAATCTACTGAGGAGAAAATAATCATTGGAATTCATCATCAGGATGTTAGAGATACTCTTTTTAATGCTTTCAAAATTAAAGGTATCGGAGTACTCAAATTATCTGGAGAAGATGACCAAATTAAGAAATACAATATTGTCCAAGAATTCAACAAGCCAGAAAATAGAGTCTTAGTTATTCAAAATCTTTCCGGCGGAGTTGGATTGGATGGATTACAAACTTGTCCGAATCTTTTAGTAGTTGAAAGAGAATGGAATCATGCGGATGAAGAACAATTAGAAGGTAGAGTACATAGATATGGACAATTGCTTGGTGTAATTGCTTCTTATCTAATTGCGATTGGAACAATTGATGAATTCTTTCACAAGATGGTTTATGAAAAATCACATAACACAGCATCCGCGGGGATTGGAGAAGGAAGGGATATTACAACTAGTCTATCATTTTTAAAGGAGTTTGCTGAATTCTTGGCGGAGAAAAAACTATGAGTCAAAAAGTAAAGGAGTACTAAATTGAGCGGAATTGATTATGCTGAATATTTTGAAGAGTTAAAAGAGATTCCTAAAAAAGATTTACTTGCAATGATAGTTGTAAGACTAACAAGAATAATTGAATTGTTAGAGGAAAAGGATGAGAACCTATAGACACTTTAAATTCAAAAATGGTACTGAAGAGTTTAAAACGAATTTCTTTCATAACCTGCAACTTGCAATAGATAAACCAGAAAGTTTCTGGAATATGAAATATAGTCGTTCTAAACATGGCAACAGAATTAAATTAGCAAGAAAAGATATTCGTTACATTAGAAGAAACTTAAGAAGACAAAATAGAAAAGTAAAGGAGTACTAAAAATGAAACGCTATAAAGTAAGTCTAGTCATTTCGGATCAATATGACAATGATAATCCTGTTACAAGTTCAATTCAGGATATCAAAGACGCTATAAAAGAAGGTCTTAATGCGCAAGAATTCGATATTGAGGAAATTCAGATTGAGAAATTAAAATAATATGAGAATCATTATCGAACGAATGAAAGATGACGGAAAGCTTAGAGTAACGACTGAAGGCGGAGTTAAAATTGAAGTAATAGAACTAGTTGAACGTGAAACAGAAGAAACAAAGGATTGTTGGATATTTACAGATAAAGAGACTGTAAATTATTTATTCCATCAGCATCAAATTAAGAAAAGAAAGGACAATGAAAAATGATTCAACAATCTCGACAATATGGTTTTGAAGGAGATCCCGGCGGAGGATTTGCTGAATTAGTTTGGAATTGGATTTTGAGTTTCTTCTAAATCTAAAAAGGAGGTGATGAAAATATAGACGACACTTCTACAAATTGGCTTTAGTGGATGATGAATAAAAACAATAAAAATCTAAACCTTTGATCGTAATTAGGGAACTGGGAACGAATCAAAATATTTAAGTTCCCAGTCTTTTTCAATGACAACAATGAAACTTCAATTAATTTTAATTTGTATCATTGCAACAATTAAAATGCTAGAAGAGTTTCCCGCAAAGGAAATTGAATGGTATTTCTAGTAATTTTTATTTGTGCTTTTTGTGTAATTATAAATCTAGCACTCTTAGGTTTAATGCTTAAATGCTATAGTGAAGTATTAAAAGTAATGGCTCTAACAAAAGGAAAAGAAAAGTGATAGAGTTTGTCCAAATGTTTAGTAGGATGCTAAACAGTGTTTCGTTGTAACCTCAGTGAAAGGACAAGGGAGAGAGACTGAGTGCTTTCTCCCTACTTTTTAGAAAAATAAAGAGAGGTAAAATTTAATGAAAAAAGCTAATAAAGAAGTTCCTGGGGATACTATAGACCTGTATATTAATTTTCGTGAAAGATTAGATTCGTATACGGAACAAGAACTTGAGATTTTCTCTAATTGCTTTAAATTTGTCCAAAAGATTTTCGAGGCGGCGCTGCTAGAAAAGAGAAGAGAGAAAAAACATGGCAATAGAATTTCAACCAAATAGATATTTTATTGGCATTTGGTTTATTCACAATGGAAAAGAAGATTGTTTAGTTACAGTCTATCGAGATAAAGACTCTAGATATTGGAATTTAGTCTGGAGATTTCGCTATTATGCAGAAGAAAAAGTGTGGGATAGTAAAGATAAAAAAGTTGGTATCATGCAACAATTAAAGATGCTTCTGAAGAAGAAATAGAACAGGAAGCAAAGAAATTTGTTAGTTTTATCTCTCTAAAGTTTGGAAAAATAGAATTTTGCCCAATGTATTCAGACAATCCAAAAGAAAATATAGAGAGACTTCAATCTCAAAAATGGGCACATCCGAAACAAATGTCTAAAGAAGAATATGATGAAAGAATCAAAAGAGGTTTGGACAAAGAGGATAACTGAAAATATTAAAAAGAATTGGACTGGAGTTACTGATCTTAAGATTATAGGTGACTCTATAACAATTTACTTTGGAGAAAGAAAAGCTTTATTCTTCATTGAAGTTTGTATTTGTGGCTGCGAAGATTGTACAGGTTGGATTTTAAAAAATGAAGTAGAAAAGATGATTGAATTACAGTTTAAACTTTACAGCAATTCTAGCAGATGGATAAATTGAAAAATTAAAAAAGAAAAGAAAGAGAGAAAACTATGGCTGATTTGGTTAAGAAGAATATTGCTTCAATTGTAACAAAACGAAAATTATCTGATTTAGTTAAGGGCGGAAAATACGTAATTCTCTGTGATGTTTCTGCTTCAATGAACGAACCTGTAACTGATGAGGGTAGAAAAATTGATGTTCTAATCAAAGTCCTCGAAAACTTTCCTGATGCTAAAATTTATGAGTTTAGTTGGGGAACTAAGATAGTATTTGGAGGAACATTAAGTAATCCTCACGGCGGGACTGATTTAGCAGAGGCTTTTCAATCTATGAAGAAATTTTCTCACGATGAGTTTATTTTAATCACAGATGGAATGCCTGACTCCGCGAGAGATGCTCTTAATGAATCAAAAGGCTTAAAAATTAATATAATTTATGTTGGGCCTCAACCAGTTCCTGATTTCTTGAAAGATCTGGCTAAAGCAACAGGTGGTAAATTTGAGAATGTTGATTTGATTTCTGCGAATAGTTCCTTAGTTTTGGCAAATAAGATTAAGGGATTTCTGAAAGCTTAACCCTTCTGTTTAGGAGAAACATGAATACAAGTGAAAATCTACGGACGGCGAGGAAAATAGAATATGAATTAAGACATTCAACAATGTGTATCTTGAATGCAGCTACTTTAATGACTTTGCTCGATAGAGAAGAGGCTGAAAAAAGAAAAGAAGAATTCGAGCAAATTATTACGTTGCTTAGACAACAGATCTCTCACACAAAGCATTATATAATTAAGTTTCAAGTTGAGGAAAGAAGAGAAATGGGAGGAACATGACAATAGAACTAAGGCTACTAAAATGGTGGCTTAGAAATATAGCCAAAAGAGATTCAACCAGTCTCTTATATTTAGTTTCAGTTGCTTTCTCAAATCTTTCTAGAACTGAGAGACAAGCTTTTGTGGCCGCGGCGATAAAAGATACATTCCCAAAAGAAGCCGCTGAAACAATTTGGTATCATGACTTTGAGAAAGGAGGTTTAAATTAAGTTTCCAATATTTGAATAAATTGGATAAAAAGGAGAAAGCTTATGCGTGAATTTTGGAACATGATTAGAGTGATTTTATTTGGGGAAGCAGATCTTTAATCTCTGATTTCTCGGGGACCATCTATGGGATTAGATTAACTAAGGCTGAGTTAGTTTAATTCTCATAGATGGACTTTTTAAGGGTAAAATGCGAATGAAGTTTACTTTTGAAGTTTCACCGAAAGATGGAATAGAACATTGTGATTTCTGCAATGATTCTAAAATTGAAGGTTACTTTCATAAGAAACCAAATTCTAATTTAAGTAACTTAGAAAATGTAGATGGAATGAGAGTTGAATTAGTAGATGCTGATGGTATTTGGGCGGCGTGTAAAATTTGTCAGGATCTAATTAATAAAGGGGATCAAATAGAATTAGCTAAAAGAGCGGCTAGGATTTTAGTTTCAGATAGTCCAAGTAAATCTTTCAGAGAAGTTTTAGCATTTATTCAAACGGTTCATAATTCTTTTTGGAATGATAGATAAACTTTCGTTTAAGGAATAGAAAATGACTGAAGAAGAACATATCAATGGATTGAAGTTTAGATTAAAGATTTGCGATAGGATTTTATCAGGAACTAATATGGTTCTGGCCTATGCAAAGTTAGAAGACATTTTCATTTGGAGATATAAGAATAATTTAATAGATGATTTGAATACCAAATCTATTGAAAAGTTTGACAAGATGAAAAGTCTTGCTTTAGGTAATAAGAATTTAAATGAGCGTAAAGTGGCATTTGTTAAATCAATTAAACTAATGGAAACTATTCTAGGATTAGAAATTTATGATAAAGCCTCCGAAAGATAGTGCAATAGATAAGAGTGCAATATTTAGAAACACTCTTACTTATCCGTGCCCGCGCTGTGGTAAATATCATAATTCTTTACCTGCCGCGATGAAATGTGTAGCAATTGTTTCAAATTTGTTAGATTCGATGACAAGTTACTATGCCAATCTTGGAAGGAGATTAAAAGGTGAAAAAACAAATTCCGATTAAAAATATTGTTGTTACATTTTTTGTTAGAACAGGTTTAAATATGGATCATGTGGATTTTTTAAGAGATCTATATAATAGCGAAGAACCTGTAGATCCAATTAAAGTTTTAGAAATTAATCACGAGGAAGGTAGTGAAAAATTCTATGAATTAATCGACGGCAGACATAGAATTGAGGCTTCTAAAAAAGCTGGATTCAATACAATTCTAGCTGATGTAAATAAAGATGAGATGGATATAAAGTCTAAAATTTTAAATGCTGTCATAGAAAATACTGGCGGCGCTTTACCTCCAACTTTAGCTGATTTTGAGCATACTATGGAACTTCTTCTAGCTGCTAAATGTTCTAGAAGAGAAATTGTAGAAAACTTTCCACTACCAAAAGGAGTGACAGAAAAATTCTATAAAGCAACAATGAATAGGATATATAAAAGAACTATTCGTAATGCAGTTGAAGCTGTAATTAAGAGTGATTTAACAATTAAACAGGCAGCAGAAAAGTTTAATGTTAAAGTAGAAGATCTTAAGTATACTATCCAACATAGACAAGAAAGAGAGAAAAATGTTGATAATATTCTTAAAGGTCTTGAATCTTCTAATCGAGGAGTAAGTCATAGTTGGGCGGCGCGGACTCGAACATTTATTGAATTATATGAGAATGGTGAAATTGGAAAGAATGATATTGCTAGAGTAGTTAAGAGAATTGATGATTACTCAAAGAAAATCGAAGCTACTCTTCAAAACTGCAAATCCCGATTACAAGCTGCTGTTGAGCCTAAAGTAATATCTAAAGAAAAGGCTATTTCAGAGATTTTGCTTGACAAGCCCGCGGATTCTGTAGTATAATTAAGGAAGCTATGACCGAAAAAACTGTTGTTACTTTAGATGCTTCTCAAATGGATGTATTCGGTGCTTGTGAAACTAAATGGGGATTCTTGTATAAAGAAAATCTTCGTCCTGTATATTGGGATAAAACAGGAACCGAAAAGATGGATCTTGGGACTCTATTCCATGAACTACTCCTAAGATATTATCGGATTAGAGCTTTAACTCCCGGAACAAACTACATGTTAGATGGAGATAAGGCTCTAGAAGATTTCTTTAAAAGTGGAAAGATTCAAGAATTAGGATTTGATCTTCAAGAAACAGGTTCTTTTATTCGACGGCGCTGGGCAGATTATATAATGAAGTATCCATCCAATATAGATTTTATTCCAATCGTTGCAAATGGAAAGCCTGGAGTAGAAGTCGGATTTACAAAGAAACTATTTGAAGATGAAACAAGAATCTATTTAGTTGAAGGCAAACTTGATATATTGTCGATAACACAACATAAACAACCAATTTTTTGGGATCATAAATCTCAAGAACAAGCGCGGACATTTTTTGATTACACAATTCAATTTCTGACATATTCTTGGGCAACTGGCTATCGGTATGGAGGGATTAATTATATTGGCACTCAAAAAGAAGTTAATAAAAATTCCTTCCGCCGACAAATGATTTTCTTTCCAGAAGAAATGATAGACGAATGGGAAGCTAAGATGCTAACTTATTTTCATAAAGTCTATTCTCACATGAGACTTGGAGTTAAGTTAGATAAGAATCTATCAATTTGTGGAGGAAATTTTAAATACTATCCGTGTATTTTCTCTAGAATTTGTTGGAATCCACCGGAGAAACAAGAATTAATTAAATGGTTTTGGTATGCAAAGAAAGCTCCTTGGACTCCTTGGACAGAAGATATTGAAGAATTTGAATAAAAGTAATGAGTGCTTTAGGAAAAGGAATAACTTTTAATTGGATGAAACCATCTTCAAAGTTTTTAGAAGGTTTAGAAGTTCAAGATGCTTGGGAAAGGAATTTTTTCAAGTTTAAACCAGATAGAATATTTATAACTTGGAGATTCCTTCAAACAGTTGGAGCAACTCTTTTAGATGATTTAGCTGTTGGAGAATGGGGATTATGGTGTAATCGTTGTAATGTAATATTCTCCAATAAAAGAAAAACTTGTCCTGGTTGTGATTTAGTTGATATGCGACCTAGAGCTTGGGATCTTTATTTGGTAGGTTTAAACAAATACGAACTTAGAGCTAGAAAGAGATTCGCAAGAAATTGGGCGAAAGAATTGAGTGATGATGATTTACAAGCGTGTTTAAACAAACTTTTGGAAAGAGAAGAACTAACTTTAGGAGATAAAAGAATATTTGTAATTTTGTTGAATGAGGATAAGAAGAGGTCAAGAAAACTATGTCAAGTATAGAAAAGGATATTCACTATCACATCTATCAGCGATCTATTTCTAATAAAGAAGTATATCGTTGTATAGATCCTGATTGTAAACATTATCAACCAAAAAGAGAATTTTTAGTTGGTAAGAGAGCAAGATGCGTGAAATGTAAAGAGTTATTTATTATAACTCAAAAACAAGTTAAAGCTGGTCATCAAAGGCCGGGCCATAAAGATTTAGTGTGCTTAACTTGTAGTAACAGTAAAAAAGGAAAGATTCTCAGAATAGTCGAAACTCAACTTGAAGGAATTCTTGCGGATTTAAGTAAAGAAAATAATCCTTTTAATTCAAATGGAGGAGGAATTTAATGCCTAAAGCTTCTGATTATGCACCTGAAGACAGAATAATTGCTATGTTTGTCTCAGAATCAGGAGATGGAAAAAGTGCGGCGGCAGCTTCTTTTACTAAGCCATTCTTTCAGGCAGACTTTGATGGAAGATTCGATGGAATTTGGGCTTCACTAAAGGAAAATGGAGGTTTTCTAGATGGTGGAGATCAAATTGAATTTGAAAGATTCTATCCATCAAAAGGAATTGACCCTTTTACAGATTGGCTTAGAACAGCAAAACAACAAGCTAATGCAAAAAGTTTTAGATTTAAGACTGTAGAGCTTGCGTCGATAACTAAATTTGTGACTGCAATTACCAGGACTGGGTTAGATAAAATGGGAGGTCATGATATAGTAGGTCCAATTACTTTAACTGGGCCAAGAGACTACAAACTAGAAGTTGCCGCTATCAATTTGATCTATGAAGATTTAATGGAGTTAAAGTGTAATATAATTTTTTCTGCTCATCTTTGTGACAAATGGGGAAAGCCAAAACCAGTTTATGATACAAGAGGAGTTCAATTAAATGCCTATGCACCGAACGAAATTCAAGGCGAGAAAATTTTAATGCGTGACCAAATTGGCGAGGCATTCAAAACAGGCTTCTCAAATATTTTCAAATTCGATAGAGAAGTTGTTAGTAATGAAATGCATTATTTTGTAGAGTTCGCGGATGACAATATAGCAAAAAATGCATTTGGTTTTCCTCCAGGACAATTTGATATTACGAATCAGCCTTTCTTTCCATTTCTCCAAGATCTAATTCAAAAGAAAAGAAATAAAGTAGATTTGAGGACACTTCAAAGAAATAAGGGACAAAGTTCTCTTATTTCGTCAGGGAGATGAATATGCCAAAAAAGTATACTAAGGAACATCAGCTAGAGCAATTAGAGCATTTAAAAATAGAAACTGAAGTTTTAAGAATCGCGGCGCGGAGTTTATTAGAGCAAATGGGACCATTGGATAAAAGTAAAGGTTTAATGTCAATGATTCTTTTAGATGAACTTGCTCCAATCCTAGCTCAAGTCAAATTTATTCCAAGAGTAATGACTTTATGTTCTATTATGGATGGAGAAATGAGAATGCTCCAATCCCATTTAGATCAAATAACAGAAGAAATTAAAACTGGAAAATTAGATTTAGACGATGTTAGTAAAGACGAAGAAGAAAATAACAAAGAAGAAGGAGAATAGAAATGAGTTTGATTAACATTAGTTCAGACGATATTAAACGAGGACTTCCTTGGCCTGATAGTTGGTTTAAGGCAGAAATCGAATCTACAGAAGTAAGAGAAAGTGGAGATAAAAAGACAGTCCACTATATTCCTACTTATAAAATAGTAGAACACCCAGATCCAAACTTAAATGGACGATTGCTTGGAGGAATGGGTGCTACAAATTTTAACACTGCGGCAATTGGAATGATGGTTCCTTTTATCGCGGCGCTGGAAAATATGCACATTGCAGAATTCAGAGAAAAGTTTAAAAAGGAAGGAATCCAATTTGAATTCCAAGGTTGTAAAGGAAGAAAGCTTCAAATCAAAGTTAAAAATACTCCGTTTGAAGAACGTATGATTCCGAAAGTAGTAGATTTCCTGCCTTTTGACGACAAGATTCCTTTCTAACAATTAAACCAAGGTTTTTCAGGTTGTACCTATAAACAACCTGTTAATATGGAAATTTTAAGAGTTTGTAAGAGATGTGGTAATAAATTCAATCTTTTAAAAAGATATGGATTTAGGGGCACTTATTTGTGTATGAAATGTTTATTTAATATCGTAGATGAATGGGATATTAAAGTAAATGAATTTACTAGTCTACAGGATAGTAGAAATTTCTGTTCTATAAATGAATGTACTTACGAAATAAATCATGCTGGCAATCATTCTTGGGAAATAATAGGTAAACATGAGTAGTATAAAGGAAGATAAAGCTAAAGTTTCTTCTCATGGATTATCGACAGCTTCAATATTTTTTCTAGGAGGTTATCCTCTTAATGATGACTTAGCTTGTGGATTAGCTTTATCTGGCTTTAATGAAAGTATGATAAATAAATTCCTAAAGCCAAATAATATATCTATTAGAGAATGTTATCGTTCAGTTTTAATTAAAGAAAGATTAGAATACTCTGGAACTAATCCTAAAAAACAAAGAGAAGCCCTTAAAAAGATAAATATAACAGAATATGAAAGTATTCTTCTAGATGAGTTAAAATATGTCCAACCGACGGTTATTGTCCCTCTTGATGATATTAGTCTTAGTAGTGTTTTTCCTCATATTAATCAGATCCGTAAACCAAAGGGCCGTAAATATTGGGTTAATTGTTATCGCGGTAGTATTCTCCCATTACGTACTGACTGGCAAACTGCAATAGGTCCAACAATTAGAGTAATTCCTACCCTATCTCCTCAAATTCTTCAACAAGATTGGACAGCACAATCCTACACTTACATAGATTATAAACGCATTATTGATAATTCTTTGAAGAGAAGTAAAATTGAAGAATATGGATTAGTGTGGATAACAAAAACGGCTAAGGAACTTAATGGATTCTTTAGACGAATGATTTATGAAAAAGGATTGCGCCGATGTGCTGTAGATATTGAAACATGGTACGGATTATTAACTTGTATTTCATTTTGTTTTGATGGTTATGAAGCAGTTTCGGTGCCGTTGTCAGGACAAGAAATAAATTCCGCAGAGATGGCATTACTTTGGTATGCAGTAGCTAAATTACTTGCTTCTGAAGAAATAGAGAAAGAAGGACAGAACTTTAAATATGATTGGGCTTTATTAGAAAGATGGGGATTTAGAATTCGTAATTTCGTTCATGATACAAATTTGAAAGCAGGTTTAATTTATCCTGAATTACCAAAAGGTTTGGATTTTTTAACAAGCATCTATACTCCAATTCCATATTATAAAGATGAAGGGAAAGCTTATAACGATAGATTATATACAAGAGATAAGCTATATCTTTATAATGGCAAAGATAGTTTAGCTACAAGAATAGTTGGCACGGAGCAGGATAAAGAATTAGAGGAATTAAATTTAAATAATTTATATTATAAAGAATTAGTTCCATCTGTATTAATTTATAAGAATATGGATGAAACTGGTATATTAATTGATGATGAAGTTAAAGCTAAATTAAATGAAAAATATAGAAATCACTATGAAGTTGAATTATCTGTGCTCAGAAGTAGATGTAACAATGATGACTTTAATCCAAGAAGTGTCCAAAATGTAGGTGAACTTGTATATGAAATACTTAAATTTCCTAAACGCACTAGAGTTAATGATGCTGGAGAAACTGTATACAAGACAGATAAAGATACACTTGATGATTTATTAATTCATTACGGAGAGACAAATAAATTAGGCCGCTTAGGATATTCTATAGTTTCTGAAATAATACTTTGCAAGAAATTGTCAATGGTTATTCAGTACATTAACACTCCTTTGCATCCAAATAACCATTGGCGCGGGACTAGTAATTTAACTGGAACTGAAACAGGACGTTCTTCAAGTAACAAAACAATTGATGAAAGGTGGAGATATGAGAATGAGCCAAGAGGAAATGATAATAAATTAACTAAGAGATTAGGAAGATCTTTACAAACTATAACTAAACATGGATTTTCTATTGATGATGAAATCTTTACAGGCTATGAAGATAGAGCAGTAGCTAAAGATCTTAGAATGATGTTTGTTCCTCATCATGGTTATATGTTTGTTGAATGCGATGGTTCTCAAGCAGAAGCTAGAGTAGTTGCTGTATTGGCTGAAGATTATGAAATGTTAGAAATGTTTGACCAAAAACCTAACATTCATAAAAAGACCGCAGGACTTGTTTTTAGTATAGATCCAAATCTAATCACTAAAGAAGAACCATATGTTCCAAAAGTAGGTGTTAGTTATTATCATATTGGAAAAATAGCTAGACATGCCGGAAATAATAACATGAAACCAGGAAGACTTAGTTCTATGTCTCATCTTCCTCTTCATGAAACAACAAGAATTCTAGATATTTTTCACAATAAAATGCACATAAAGATTAGAGCAGTCTTCCATAAAGAAATTAGAGACTGCATAAATAAGGATAGACTTTTAGTAAATCCAAATGGGCGGCGGAGAACTTTCTTTGGTAGATTAGATGAAAGTTTATATAACGAAGCAATTGGAAATATTCAACAAGGCACTATTTCTGATTTAACTAAATTTACACAACATAGAGTTGTTTCTGATTTGGATGGCTACATGAGTAAGTATTGGTTTTTGAATGAAGCCCATGATAGTATTTTGGCAGAAGTCAAAAAAGGCGAAGAGCATAACTACGCTAAGACATTTAAGAAGCATTACGAAAGACCAATTAACTTTCTGAATTGCAGTCTGAGTAGAGATTTTGATTTGATTATACCCTGTGAAGTTCTGTTTAGTGAAACGAATTGGATGGATGTAAAAGAAGTAAGTCTATAGTTTCAGTCATCCTGGTACTTTCACAGTGTATAATGGCGATTTTGTAAAGAATTTTATACATTATACTAGAGAATATGAAAGTCCAACTTCCTTCTGGAAATGGTCTGCATATTCTACTATCGGAGCATTACTGCGAAATAATTTATTTTATAAGCATGGGACTGGAGAAATTTATCCTAACTTATATGTAATATTATTAGCAGATAGTGGGGGAAGAAAAGATCCTCCATTAAAATTAGCTAATAAATTATTAGATCTAATGCTCCATACTAAAGTTATATCTGGTAGTGCAAGTAAAGAAGCTGTTTTAGATTACTTGTCTCAAGATGTAGGAATTAGAAAAACAGGAATAACAGTTCGCGGCGGACAAGGAATAATACTTGCTAGTGAGTTAGCAGGCTTCTTTTTAGATGATCCAAAATTAATAGAGTATTTGACAGATTGGTATGATTATAAGGAGCACTATGAAAGAAGTTTGCGGAGCGGCAGATTCATAGTAAATAACTTTTGTTTATCTCTTTTAGGAGCATCGAATGAAGAACTTCTTCAAACTATATATACAAGACGAGCAACTTATGGTGGATTACTAAGAAGAACTTTGATGATTAAACCTGATGAAACTAGACCACCAAATTCATTAATGTATATAGATATTGACCAATATAAGATAGATGTTTTATTAGAACCTCTAAAAGAAATAATTAAACTAAAAGGTAATGTAACAAGAACTGTTGGTGCCGCGAGAGTTTATGATTCTTGGTATAAAGATATCTATAAATTATATAGGAAATTTGGAGATAGATCTGGTGTATTACAAGGAATGCACACTAACGTCTTAAAGTTATCAATTATCGTAGCTGCAAATGATATGAGAACAGAAATCAATGAAACGGATTTTGATACAGCTATTGATGAGGTAACTAAATTAAGACCAAACTATAACGTCTATTCAATGGTAACAGGTATGAGTAGTGAAGCTAAAATCGGTGGATTAATTTTACAATCTCTTTGGGAAACTGCTTCCCATCATTTAAAGAGAACTGAATTGATGACAGAGTATTGGAATGAAATGTCTATTGCACAATTGGATGAAATGCTAGATAGGTTACAACAAGCACAGATGATTACATTAGAACCTATTGATATGACTCCTGCATACAAATTAACTCAGAAAGCTATTGATTTATTCGAGAAAAAATAATGAAACTAAAACCTGGAGCTAGAATAGAAATTAAATCTACTGATGGAAGAGTTTGGATAAAAATCTATAATCCTGGAGTAAGTGAAAGTACAATTCTTGCTTCTGATTTTAGACATCCTGAAATGGGAATTGATTTAAGAATTGAAATAATAGATAAAAATGAACTTACTTTTGATTTAGGAGAACTTTAACTATGGAACTCTATGCATGGATTGGAACAGATAGATTACTTAAAGCTGAATCCTTAATTGGAGTATATTCAACAGAATTTCAACAACATGTTCCATTAGTATCAAGTAGAAAAGAAACAATTCAGAAAATGGGTAAGCTGATTGACAAAAAAATGTTTGGAGATGTTAGACTGATTAAATTTACAGAAACAGAAACTTTGGAGAGATTATAATGGCTGAAGAAAAACCAAATAAGCCAACAGATCCAGTATATGATGTTTTAGTGACTTCTTTAGTAAGTCATCGAAATATGACTCCTAGAGTAGATGTTAGATTTCTACAGGATAAGCATATTCAAATGGAAGCTGAGGCAGCAATTAAAGTTGGGGTTGATTTAATTAGAGTAGCTACAGGAGCATATGCAGATTCTTTTCTATTTAATTTTTTACTTGAAAGAGTATTTAAAGCTAGAATGGACGATTCAAGTGCTAAAAATGCATGTGCTCAAATTTTACAGGAATTTAGAGCATACAGAGATGAATTAATTAGAGAATTTTTAGATAGACAAATACCAGAGTTATGAAAGAATTTAATTGTCCACATTGTAATCTTGAAGTTAATTATTTTGATTGTATAAATCATCCAGGTGCAATACCTGATAATGATAGTATAGGAATTTGTTATAGATGCCGAGGTTGGTGGATTATGAAAGATGAGAAAATACTAATTCATAAACCAACTAAGGAAGAGGAAGAATTAGCAACTAGAGAAATTGAAAATAGTCGTAAGAGGTTCTTGAACGATATGTTTAAGGAGAAGACAAAAGAATATGTACGACGATACAAAAGACACAGATCCAACT